GACCTTACATTGGCACGTGGTTTGAACTATTATACAGGTGCTATCTTTGAAGTAAAGGCGCTTGACGTACAGATTGGCTCTATTACTGGTGGTGGTCGTTATGATAACCTGACAGGTATCTTTGGTATGCCAGGACTCTCTGGAGTTGGTATAAGTTTCGGTGCCGACCGCATCTATGATGTCCTTAACACCCTCGACCTCTATCCGAAGGAAAGTGTACAGGGTACGCAGCTTCTCTTTATCAACTTTGGTGAGAAAGAGACAGCCTACTGTCTGCCTATTGTTGCAGCTGCACGTAAGGCGGGCATACGTACCGAGATGTTCCCTGACAAGGCCAAGATGAAAAAGCAGATGAGCTATGCAAATGCCAAGAACATTGCTTTTGTTGCTCTTGCAGGTGAGTCTGAGATTCAAGAAGGCAAGATAACACTAAAGAACATGACCTCTGGTGAACAAGAACTTGTAACGCCAGAAGAATTGATTAATAGATTTTAAGCATATCCCTCTCCCCTTATCATTCAAGGTGAGAGGGATTTGGCTTTGCTTTATAATGCACCATGTTTTGTTCGCTGAATAATATATAGGTAGATACGAACATTTTTTGTATAGCACAAAACAGGACGTTATCAAAACCACTAAACGCGAAGTAGATTAATACACATAACTACGATAAAAGTTTAAAATCAGTTTGCTGTCATTTTTAACATTTCGTGTAACCCTACTGTTAATTAAATAGTTAGGTGGTAATGACGGCTGACAGAAATGACAGCAAATTTATTTTTGAATAAACCTCATTGTCTTTGACATACGAAAATACAGGGGGTAAACAACGTAAAAATTGTATTGTAAAAAAGCTCATAGCATTGATTGGTTGTGCAACTTTCCCAAACAAGTATTCATCCTTATTTCTTCTCTTTTTTATCATGCGTTGAAACTTTGTGACTAAGTGGGTTATGCGCTTCAAAAATCAGTAATTACTATCTCCTTCCTCAGATGGTACTTCTCCCCTTCCCTTCCTCGCAGAGAGAAGCGTGATTAGTGAGTTTAACCTTGCAAGAGAGGTGTAAAACGAAGATGGAACGGTAAACGTGCAAGCTGAAATTGTTGAGATATTTCATTAGTCACTCCCCTCCTCATTTGAAGAAGGGCTGAGAAATGAAACAAGAGGACGCCCTTCAATGTTCAAGAACATGCCCTTCTTACATGTTGGAAACGCCCTTCTTGGGGCAAGACAGACGTTTTCTTCGTTACTATCTGTAACATGTTGATTTATTGTTGGTTACAAGTTCTGTTTGAGTGACAACTATACTCCTGTAATGAAGGTATTTGACTTGATAAGATGTAATGATATTTCATAATATTACAAATTCCCTTGAAATGTGGAGAGGTCACTACCCTTCTTAAATAAAGATACTGGTAAATGTAAATGGGATACGTTCTTCCCTCACAAAGAAACGGGCATAAAAGCTACTAAGAAAGTTAGAAAGAACAATTGAAAAGTTGTAGAACTAAATTAAATCAATGGTTTTGAAGGGTGTCCCCTCCAACTCCCCGACCTCTGGACAAGGTCTATTTTTTTCGAAAAAATTTAAAAAACTTCATCAAATCGCTTGAGTTTCTCGGTATACCGTGATATAATATAATCAAGATAAGGAAAGGAGGTGAGGAAGTTGAACAAAGAAGATTGGCTTAGGTTACTTGAAAAAGCAATAGATAATATCCCTGAAACAGTAACTGCCATAGCAAGTCTGGTGACTGCAATAACAGTCGCAAGACAAAATAAAAAGCGTAAACCCAACTCCCGCAAAAGAAAAAGGTAAACGCTAAGAGGTGGGGGCGAAAGCCCCTCACACCTCTATTTTATCAAATGAAAAGAGGAAAAGCAATGGTTAGTGCAATAGCTATTTTTATAATTGCAGTCAATGTATATATTTATCTAAAGAATAAAAAGGACAAATAAGTATGAGAAAAATTATTCAAGAATTATTAGACAGCCCGATGTCTACATCTGCTATTTCGCAAGGCGCTGGAGTTCCTTGGACTACTGTTTCTGACCTCAGAAAAGGAAAAACAAGCATGGACAAAATGGCGCTTCTAACAGCAGAAAAGCTCTATGAATTTGCTATAGCTGATAAGCAGTGATTTCGGTCACTGCTTTTTTTATTGCAAACAAAAAACCGCAAGCTATTGCCTGCGGTGAAAGAACATTTTAGAAAGTTTCCTTTCGTTTTATTTAACTGTTATCAAGCCTTCTGGCTCGACTGTGAACTCTGGCTTGTCTGCTAGACTGCCATCTTCTTTGACATAGTACCAGCCTTTCTTGTCTGCAGACTGGATAAAGGCATTAGATACCATGTTGCCGTCCTTGCTATCGAGGTAGTACCAAGCATCTTTATACTTAACCCAACCAGTCTTCATAGCACCTTCTACATCGAAATAGTACCAGCTTTCAGCGATTTTCTTCCAACCTGTTGCCATGGCACCTGATTTATCAAACCAATACCAATGACCGTCTGTGTGCTTTTTCCAACGTTCTGCTAACATGTAGCCAGATCCGTCAAAATAATACCAAGTACCGTTAATTTTCTCAAACTTCTCTTTTGGATAAGAGCCGTCTTCTCGAACATACCAGTAGCCTGTGTCGTTTTGTTTCCATTCAGGCTTAGCTTCTTCATCATCTAGTAAAACAATGTTCTTGTCATACGGATTTGAAGAGTATTGCCACCAGCGGATCCCGTCCATGGATGGGAAATATTCAAAATCAGCATTTCCATCATTTAGCCCATAGCCGGCAATCCAAAGGCTGTTTGGGAATTTCGCAAGAATCTGCTCATAATAGATATTATTAAGCGTGAATGGTTTGTAGCTGTAATAGATTGGCTCATAGCCATTTTCTTTGAGGATTTCCATAAAGCGAATACAAGCATCTGTGTTTGCCTGTTTATCTCCGCTAGCGTGATCTTCATAGTCCAATACCAAGTATTTTACTTGCTTCGGCACATTGTCAAGGAAGTAGCGTGCCTCTCGCTCAGCTTCTTCGATATCACTACCAAACCAAGCAAAATGATAGAAACCAACTGGTATGGATTGCTCAACTTGAGCGGACAGGCAAGGGTTGATATAGCTTGTACTTTCAGAAATTTTGATAATAGTATTCTGTGTACCCATGTCAGCCAAAATACCTGTAATATCGTATCCATTGTGGCTAGATACGTCGATGAATAAGTCGTTTTTCTTCATTTTTTTCTCCTAATCTTCGCTTGGCTCGTAGTATTCGAGCGCTCTTTTGCTATCAGAAATTCCTGCAGTTGTTGGGTCATTCACGACACCAATCAATACCAGGATGTAAACGAATGTGTTCACACCGTCTTGGATATTTTTTGGAATTTCAAGACCGAATTGTTGAGACATCAAGAAGATTGCCCCTAAAAGAGCAATAAGTGTTGCTTTATTTTGCAAACGTAATTTCCAGTTAATCATGTGCATTTCTCCTTTTATTGTTTATTTTGAATTAAATTTTTAAGCTCTCTTACGTCTTCACCAAGTGATTTTACTTGCTCAGCTAGTACTAAGATAGCCTTGTTTTGTTCATCGTGGTTATCGAGCCGCTTGTTGGCTGATGTCTTGAATTCGTTCAGATTTTCGATATCTTTCTCTAAAATCGTAAGACGATTCTCTTGTTTGGTTGCTTTATCTTTCATCGAAAAATAAAGACCAATCACAGGAATGAGGGTGATGAAGATCTGTACGAGAAATCGTTCATATCCTGGCATACACACCTCCTACTCTTTCCCTTCAAATTTCCAAGCGACACCCGTTCCGTTTTGTCCCAAAGTACCATTTGTCACAAATGCGCTGACAGGCTCACCATTATAGGTAAATTCCTTGTTAAGTTGAACCAAGATGCGCTTCCCTTCACCATTGACCTCTACGTGTTCAGGGTCTTCAATGGTAATCAAGTCATGTGGTAAGTAAGTCTTACCAACTTCAGCTAGTGGAATCAACTCAACTATCTCTTTGTAGGTCGTTCCATAACCAATATTCTTGCTCATGACAGAGTTCAACACAAGAACATGTATGACCTTCTGATTTACCTTCGAATTTTCTTCAGTCTGCTTAATAAGAGCTGCAAGCTTGTCCTGCTCACTCTTGTTTTGTGCAATCTGCTGCTCAGCTTGTTCAAGCTTAGCTTGCGCTTGCACGATTGCTGCGCCTGGATCTAATTCAGCCTTCAGGATATCCAACACTGCTTGAATCAAGACATCCTCTTGCTCATCTGTTCGGTCTCCTATTAGCTCACGCATGTTTGTACTGTACCGATTGCCTTCTGACAGATGGATTTCAACCACTGTCTTGATATTGTCGCCCAAACCTCGTGTATAAGGCTTGCTTGCTAGTTCATAATTGTTAATTGCCATTTGTCATTTTTCCTTTCACTTCTTCAAATTTTGCTTTGAGCTCTTCGTCTGACTCGATGATTCGTTTCATCTGCTCAAGTTCCATTGCAGTAACTGTGTAGAGAGCCTCTAGAGTAGCTGATTGAGTAGCTTCATTACTGACTCTCTCACTTAGTGATTTAATTGTTAGTGTACTGATTTGTTTGTCTTGTTCGTTCATGCTGATTTCTCCATTTTTTCTATTTTTTGATTGAGTTCTTGAATACCCTTAATTAGATAAGGCACTAACGCGGTATAGTCGATATGCAGATAGCCATCTAGGTTCTCAGGATTTTGTGAAATTGCTTGAGGTATTACGGCTTCAACATCTTGAGCGATTAAACCAATTTCCTCATGCTTTTTACTATCAATGAAATCAAATGCGACCATAACCAATTGATTGATTTTGTCCAAGGCTTTTATACTTGTCTCTGTGATATTTTCTTTCAATCGTCTGTCGGAGGCCTTATCGATGTGGTATTTCACCGTCCCGTCCCCGACTTGGCTCCACCAAATAACTGCATTCTTGCCATTCTCGCGAGGACTTCGACCGGTTCCATAAATTTCAGTACCACCAACCATTTCAATATTTTTGTGAAAATTATTTGAGCCATAAAAATTGATTATGCTTGTGTTTGAGAAGTCAACCACTTTATGAAATGCCGCATCGTTTCTGCAGAACATTTTACCTTCAAGAGTGACGTACCAAGATAAAGGCCCTGGCTTGCCCCAACTGTTTCCCCAATTCGCCCAAAACGCTGTCTGGAACTGTCGACCTCTACCATTACTCATACCGACCTTAAATTGGTCTAACCCAGTCAACCAGAATGAACTTGAGTCGTTATCATGTGTGCCAATTTGGAATCCTCCGATTTTACCCTTGTAACCTTCAAGCAAGGTAGCAGTAACCACAACAGACCGAAGCTTGTTGATGAAAGCCTCTTTAGCCGCAAGCATGTCCGTAAATATATTGCTTGATACGAACATCCGAGCCATTGCTTGGTCCATAATGAGCTTATCAGCTGTGATAGTCTTTGAACCGATAATCTCAGCGTTCAGCTTAGCAAATGCACCCTCGCCGACAAAAATACGCTTGAAATAGCCATTAATTGCAGTCAATTCATCGAGCAAGGTCTTACCTTTCAAACGAATCTTCTCGGCCTCAATCAAGATTTGATTGTTAGTCGCATTGATTTGAGAAACGATCGAACCAGCGCTGGTCAGATTCTGAACCGACCACGAGCCAGCTAACTGACTTTGAACCGTGCGAATCGCTTCGTCTGTGTCTTCAGGAGCTTCTGAAAATGGAGTTGACGCTGTTCCAATTTCAACTTTTGGAAATGCAATCCAAACGGTTGCGTTTGAAAAAACATGTAAGATTAACTCGCTTGTAGCATTTGTGTTTTCATTTTTTATGAACTCAACATCGTAAAATTGCCAATCAGTAGTCAATGAGACACTTTTAACAGTACCTCTATATCCTGCTCTAGCTTGAAAATTCGTATTATTGACAGTAGATTTTGCCCAAAAGCTAAATCTTGCTGATTTATTTTTCAGTTCATCAACTCGACTAGTGCGTGAATTACCACCAAGTGAGAAAGTGATTTTTTGATTATCAATTTTGCCATTGAAGGTTGATACAATCTTCAATGTGTTCACTCCTCTAAATTGATTGTCAGAATCAATACTTACAGCTAACTGTCCTTTGGTCTGCGAAGCATCATCAAACAGCTTGTACGTTGAATATTTATCTCTTAAATCACGTTTGAATAGCGAATTTAAGAAAAGATTTCGTCCACTTGCTGACGCCTTTGACACTTCAACCTGGAATAATTGACTTGTCAAAGCCATACGAGCCACATTATTAGCAATTCCATTATCTGTATTACCAAGAATACGCTCATAGAGCTGGCTGGTTTCCTTCACACGCTGGAAGTCAGACTGACTAGCTTTGCCAGAAATCAGTGAGGTGATTTCAGCAAATCGTCCATCTACTGCATTTTTGTAAGTCGCAATCTGAGTCGCAATTGATCCATTTTGTGGATTGGTGATAGCTTCAAACTTGCGTTCAATAGCTCTCACATCTTCCTGATGACTCGCTTTTCCTACATAGTCCCTTGTGACCAGCTCACGTACAGACGTTGCTTGCTTAGCACTTTCCTCACGAGTGTATCTTCTTAAGGCTTCCTGTCGCTGACCATCTTGTCCGATATAAGTTTCAATAGTTGCTAGCTTCGTAGATAGGCCATCGGCGGTTTTCTGAAATTCAGATTTGGCAACGATAAGGTCAGACTTCCCATCTTCAGGAGCAGGTCCTGCATCTATACGAGTCGAACTTCTGGTTAATTCGACTTTACGAAATGCTACATGGCCAATCTTGCTATAGCCCAGAATAATTCCCCAGAAGTCAAAATTATCAGGCTTGGTCAGCGTTGGGATAGTGACTTGATAAGTCTGCCAGCTAGATGTGAGAGTGAAATTACCATTCATAATCTCAGGATTACCAGGTGCTGTTCGATTAGCTCTTAATGACACCCAGACGTTTGGAGAACCAGAGTAGCAAATTCCTTGAAACGAGAGTGTGTAAGTCTCGCCAATTTCTAAATCGAGAAGAGCTGTCGAATTCTTGCCTGAAGCTCGACTCCCTTCTTTCGAATGGATTTGCATCTGCTTCCAAGTGTTAGTCGTACCTTTAACGTTGTATTCACCGTTCAAGATAGTCCAATCTTGTGGACTACTGTCGCCTTGGCTATATTGCCAAAGACCTCTTGAAAAGTCGTAGTCTTCAGCATAGTTCCGCCCACCGACCTTCATTTTGGCAAATGTCTGAGTCAGCCCATCAATGCCTTGCTTGACTTCAGATTTGGTCGCAAATCCGTCCATTTGGCCAGTCATACGACTAAGGGCCTCTGTGGTCGTTCTGCGATATTCTGAAGCTTGATTTACCTCGTTTGTAACCGTCCGTTTCAAGGCATCCAAGTCACCCGACAAAGCCATCTGAGCGCTCGTAGCCTGTTTCTTAAACTCATCAAGTTTGGCAATTGAATCCAACCCAATCCGCTTGGCTTCCTGTGCAAGCAGGGTACTTGCGCCAGCGTTTCTCAAGGCTTCTTCAGCCCTGCGCTTGGCTTCTTGTAATGGGCCGTTGTTAAAACTGTTAAACCGCTGGTCAATAGTGTCAGACAGTTCTCTCTTGACTTCTTCAGCTCTGGCTTTGGCCAGTTCAATACCGTCAGAAATTTCCTGTCTAAGCAATCCAGCCTTATGATCAAAGTCTAAGTCAGCATTTTGAAGAGCCTTTTCAAGGGCGACTTCTTGTGCAGATTCTGTTACTCCAAGGATGGCATCAGCTGCGCTAGATAGCCCACCAGAAGCTCTAGAACCACCAGTGCCTGCCTTATCATCAAAAGTCAGAGAGATGTATTCTTCTTTTAAGGCATCGAACTCATAAGCAATAGCTTTCTTGAATGCATCGACATTATGTTTCCGGCTCTTGAGATTGACCGTATCACCCATGTGAACAACTTGCCCATCAAGTTCATAAGCTTCAATCTTGATAGCATCAGAGACCTTGTCAATGTCCTCATTTGAGAACTTAGACTGTGCCCACTTCTGCAACTCTTCAACAGTTTTAGCATTGTTGTTCTCATACTCTTTTTCATTGATATAAGGGTATGAGTTGATAAGAGGACTATCTACAGTCACTCTGAGAGTTGTTTCTTTTTCAGAGCCTTCAGGCTTAAACGTCGACTTTGCATGAATTCTTGTGACAACATTCTGACTATTTCTTGTGCGTTGATAATCTTTCAGATTTTTGTGCGTTGTAATAACAACACCACGATTCTCACCACGACTCTTCTTGATAGTCATTGCAAAGTTATCACGAACCAGCTCGCCTTCCCATGTACCAACAATGCTGTGCTTACCGTCCAGCAATACAGAGTACAGAGTTTCTGTTTCAGTCGTATTGAAGGTCCTACGATCCTGGATATCGCTATTGAAAGAAAAATCCCCTAAAGCAGTTTTGGTGTTTTGAACCATGCGAGAAAGAGCCATGCCACAGCTCTGACTAGTCACGCTCATTGGCGTGATAGAACGTTGCATCACATCGTCTGAAATGTGATAGGCTGTGATTTCAAGATGGTCATTGTGCTCAACAGGTTTCTTGATACGAAATAGCTGCGCACCAAGAACAGGAGTCGGCGCTTTTATCAACATATCTTCTTTGATGAGCTGATAAATACCAGAGTCGGAAATGGGATATTTCACAGTTAAGGTGAAATCGCCATTCATCGTCTCTTTAACAATCGCTGAAGTCGATTCATGAAGTGGCTCCCCATTCCACCGAACGGTTCTCACATCTTTATTAAGTAGATAAAGCAATTATGCCCACCCCCAAACCGTTTCGATTTCAAGCGATTGAATACCTGGTCCCAAAACAACCCCAACATTCTTCACTTTCGCTGGATCAACTGTGATAAAATCCCCCGACCATTTCACTGGCTTCCCTGTTGTCGTTTTAAAACTTGGATTGTCAGGATTATTGACCATCACAAGCGATTCTGAGAGCTTTTCAAGCCTAATGACCTGACCAGCGATTGTAAACGAAGTCTCAGAAGCGCTCTGACCAACGATTGTGATTTTAGGAAAGGCAAGAGCAGAACCTTGAACGGTCAAGGTCCCACTTCTTGTCAATATCTGTGTATCAGTGACTTTGAAGTGTTTGGTAGGGTGACAAGTGAAGGTTGCTTTGGTCATGTAAAGACCAGGTTGCACTTCCTCAAGGTCGCTCACATTGACCTTATAGCACCAAAGACGAGTTGTTTTGACTCGCTCACTCTCTAGCCAGAACTTTTCACGGATAAACAGACTCATAAATTGATTCATCTGTTCTTCAGTAGGTTTGACTAAGTAAATGGTATAAGTTTTCTTGACTAGTTCCCTATGCTTGTTCGTCTGAACAATTGCTCCACTGATACCACCATGCTCCAAAAGGGCTGTCTTGCTCTCTCCCAGTACAATTGAGGGAGAATCATGGACAATGACCTTAAAAGGAAAAGACGATGTTCTAACACCGTCAATCACAAGCTCATTATGCTTTATCATGCAAACCCTCCTCTCAATTGTGTTTTACGTTGCAATTCGTCAGCAATCCTCTGCGCTACCTCGTCAGCAATACGAATGATGTCAGCTTCTTCTCTGATAGTGTTACCACTAATGGTAATGTTAATGGTCGGTGAAGTTCCACCCATAGTCTGAGCGATACCTCGACCGATGGCTCCAAGTGTCTTATCGTTAAGTGGCAATACTGCTTCATTCCCAGCTTCACCACCAACCATGAGGCTATTACCATTCATTCCAAAAACAGTCGGTTTCGTCATGATTCCGCCCTTAGCATACCATTCGATACTGATGCTTGGAACACCTTGACTCAACCAATCTAATGGATTGGCCGAACCACTTACAGAGAAGTGAGGTAGTGGAATATGTGGCCAACTAATGCTGAAGTTGAACAATCCTTTGATAGCTTCAATAGCTGAAGATACAGCATCTTTTGCACCGTTGATTGCACCTGAAATGGTACTCTTGATACCTTCCCAAACACTTGACACAGTACTAGATATAGCATTTAACACATTTGAGACAGTATCCTTGATGCCGTTCCAGACATTTGATACAGTTCCTGAAATACCGTTGAGGATATTTGAAATGTAACTCTGAATAGCTGACAAAATAGTCTGAATAATGCTTTGAATAGCTTGCCATACAGTTGAAAATACTCCCTTGATGGTTTCCCAAGCACCTGACCAATCACCAGTGATGATCTGCATAACTGCTTGTATGATACCAAGGACAATATTGATTGCAGTTTCAACAACGGTCTTGATGATTTCCCAAGCTGTTGTAATGATAAGTTGAATGTTATCCCAGCCAGCTTGGAGCAAGGGGCCAAGTATATCCAGTATTGTACTGATGACCGTATAAATGGCATTCCAGACAGTCTCAGCACTTGTCCTGATACGCTCCTGGTTCTCCGTCCACCAAGTAACAACCGTCCCAAAGATGCTCATGACAAAATTAGAAATCTCTGATACGACTGTGTTGATGACTTCAAGAATCGCATTCCAAACGGTCGTGACCGTATCTCGAAAACCTTCGTTAGTTTCCCAGAGGCATTTTAC